CCGACCTAACTCCAAGACCTATTGACGCTGGCATTGAAAATAGCAGTTTGCTTTTGGGTCAACCAGCTCAAGCGTTTCCTGAGCAAAATCATGAGGCTCATATTCAGGCTCACAAAAGCTTGTTCTTAACTCAAGTGGTTAAGGAAAACCCTCTTATTCAGGCTGGTATTATTTCTCACTGCATGCAGCACTTGCAGTTTTTGTCTGCACAGCTCGCAGAACAACAATTGCCAGAAGAGGTAATAGCGCAAATGCAACAAGCCCAAATGCAGATGCAGCAGGTAACTCCTATGGAAGCCCAGCAATTACAAATGCAGATGCAGATGATCATAGATCAATACGCCTCTCCAATCATGGCAGAGCTTTCTGCTCAGTTCTTGCAATCAATCGGTCAGGGATCTTCTGATGCTGATCCGCTGGTTGCAATCAGGCAGCAAGAACTTGCGTTACGCGATAAAGAGCTAGATCAGGATCAAACCCAGTTTGCTCAAAAACAAGCGGCAAGGGCTGCTGAAAAAGCGCAAGACGTTTCGATAGATAATCAAAGAATTGCAACGCAGCAGAATATAGCTGATGACAAGCTCGGCTTGGCGTTTGACCGTTTACAGCAGCAAGAAGATTTGAAACTATTAGAGATTGGTCAAAACCGAGGACAATAAATGACGACTAGTTATATTCGAGAGGCGCAAAAGGAACTGAAAGCACAAAAAGCTTTAGCGCGAGAAGCTGAAGCGTTAGCTCTTTCTGAAGCAACTGCAAAAGCTGCAAAAGAAGAAGCAGAAAGCAACGAAAGGATCGCTAGGAAACTAGCAAAGGTTGCTGGCAACCCTCTTCCAGAGCCTGAGCCAAAGCCTGAACCTGAACCCGAACCTGAACCCGAACCTGAAACAGCAGAAGTGGTTGAAGAAAAACCTAAAGCAAAAGTGGCTCCAAAGAAAAAGAAGCCAGCGAAAAAGAAGTCTAATTAATGGCTTTAGGAAGATCGCAGTTTAGCAAACTTACTGAAAACGCACCGAGGACTAAAATGGGCAAATCCAAAAAAGGAAATAAATTTCCAGATCTTAATAAGGACGGGAAAATAACCAAAGCCGACATTCTGAAAGGTCGAGGCGTTAAAGGGATGGCGAAAGGCGGTATTGTTATGAAGGCGCGTGGTGGGGGCGCTGCTACTCGCGGCCTAAACTTTGTAATGCCAAAAGACTAGCTTTGGACAGCATAGACTTTGTCGATCATGTGAAAAGATCGATAGAAGAGCGGAAAGAGCGCATTCAAGAGACTTTAATGTCCGGCTCTTTGGAAAATATGGAAATGTATAAATATTTGCAAGGCGAACTTAATTCTTTATATTATATCGAAGGTGAAATAAAGGAATACATCAAAAGGCAGTCATGAGCGAAGAAAAAGTAGAACCGATAGATATTAGCAGTGCATATGTGGATCCCGAAGAGCGTGTCGTAGACCCTTCTTTATTGGATCAATCGTTAATTGAAAGAATGCCCCAGCCAACGGGTTGGCGCATGTTGGTCTTACCTTTCCGGCCAAAGCCAACTACGAAAGGCGGGATCTTGCTTACTGAAGACACGCTGAATCGTGAAGGCTTGGCCACTGTGGTTGCCCTTGTTGTTAAAATGGGGCCAGATTGTTATGCAGACGAAAAAAGATTCGGAGGCAAGCGCTGGTGCGAAGAAAAGCAGTGGGTGATGATTGGCAGATATTCCGGCGCTCGGTTTAAACTGGGCGATGGAGGCGAGTGCAGAATTATTAATGATGATGAAGTAATCGCCACCATATTGGATCCCGAAGATATTGTGAGTCTATAAATGATTGAAAACAACGCACAAGAGCAGGAGCAACTAGAAGTATCGATTGAGGATGACGATCAAGTCGCATCGCCTGAATCAAGCGAAGACGAGCTGGATCGATATACCAAAGGCGTAAGTAAGCGGATTAACAAGCTCAACCAGAAAACCAGAGACGTTGAGCAACAAAACGCAATCCTCGCAAATCAGTTGTCGCAAGTTCAGGCCGAAAATGAAAACATGAAGCGCCAACAGCAGATAAATCGATCGGCTATGTTGGTTCAAGAAGAAGAGAACATGAAGTCCGAAGAGCAGAGGGCTGATGATCTTTACAAGCGAGCAGTTGATTCTGGCGACGCCGAGATGATGAAAGAAGCGACCAAGCTTCAAGGCAAGCTGGAAATAAAGAAAGAAAAATTACGAGTCGCTCGAAGCAGAGAAGGTCAGGCAGCTCAGCAAGTGTTGCCTGAAGAAGAGTATCAAAGGGCGTTACAGCAACAGTCTGTGCAACCGGTGCAGCCTTCTCAACGAGCAAAAGATTGGCATGCCAAAAACTCTTGGTACGGAGATGAAAACTCAGAGCATCCTGAATATGACAAGGAAGCATCCGAGTGGGCTTTCTTCAACCACTATAAGCTGGTTAATGAAGGCTACGAAGCGGATACAGAAGAGTATTTTGAAGAACTAACTAACAGAGTTTACAAGTATCATCCTCATTTGCAGAAAGCAGATGAGGACGTCGAGCAAGAGAATAGCAACCCACCTGTGCAAAGAGTTGCTTCTGCCCCTGCTGGGGGTCGACAAAAAACACAAGCTAAGAAGAATGGTGTCAGGTTTACCTCCTCCGAGTTGGAAAACGCAAGACGCATGAAACCGCACGATATGAGCGATGAACAGTGGCTACAGCTTGTAGCTCGTGAAAAGCAAAAAATCGCAGCGAGACAGGCTTCTTAAAATGACAACTAAAGAGGAAAACAAAATGACAACCAGAAGTTCCCGTGACTCCGAGAATCACGATAAATCTACTCGACAAACACACTGGACGCCCAGAAGGCAATTAGAGGCTCCGCCAGACAGACCGGGATTCCGGTATCGATGGATTAGAGAATCTATGCTTGGTTCAGAAGACAGGAGTAATGTGTCTAGACGTTTGAGGGAAGGATTTAGGCTCGTCAGAGCAGAAGATCTTCCTGAAGAATGGCGAGACTATATGGACTGCGTCGATGAAGGTCGTCATACAGGTGTGGTTTTTAATCAAGGATTACTTTTGGCTGAAATACCTGAGAGCATGGTTGAAGAGCGAACTGCTTATT